CACCAATAAAAGCAATGGACTTCCATTCAATGATAAATGCATTGTTAGAAACCCAGGATACAGTGCAACCGGCTCCAGGGACCAGACCAATAGAGATACTTAAAAAATTATTACAGGAACATATTAATGGGCCTCAAGCAACAACATTTAATTCATTTCAAAGTGGTAACGTATTAAAAGATAATACATATGCATGGTTTGTTTATGATGATTTCTATAATTTTTTAAAAGAAAATGAATGGAAAAAAGATGCATCAAGAACTTCTTACATGATTGAAAAAATGTTTGAGAAAGAAGATGAATCATTACCTAAACCAGAATTTGGTAAAAAGAAAAGATTTCCTGGTATTAATAAAAAAACAAATAAACCATATCCAGGTATAAACAGATGTGCACAAATACCTTTGTATTTATTTGAAGAGGAAGAAGAAGTAGAAGAAATTATGGAAGTAGAAAATGAAGAGGACATTGTATAATGATATATAAATATTTTGGTCCTCCAGGCACAGGCAAAACTCATAAATTAATTAGTAGAGCTAAAGCTTATATACGAATAGGAACTCCATTAGATAAAATTGCCTATTTTGCTTTTACTAAAAAAGCAGCAAAAGTTGCTAGAGATAGAATGCCAGTAGATAATGATAAGTTATATTATTTTAGAACTATACATTCATTTGCTTTTGATCAATTAGATTTAAATACTAAGAAAGTAATGCAGCCATCTGACTATGAAAAGATAGGCAAGCAGTTAAATGTTAGAGTTAAGTATTATGATAAGTATAACAAAGAAGAAATATTTTATTTAAATAATGATAGTCCATACTTTCAAATGATTGGTAGAGCAATGAATAGAGATGTTACTATTAGAGAAGAGTATGACAGAAATGAACATAATGCAAAAGAAATTAAAAGATTTTCAATATTAAAAAACATTGATGATAATTTAAAAGAATACAAAAGAGTAAAAAAGAAATTAGATTTTAATGACATGATAAATCAATTAATATTAAAAGAAAATTTACCAAAATTTAAAGTTATATTTATAGATGAAGCTCAAGATTTATCTCCATTACAATGGAAACTATTTGATAAATTAAAAGAATGTGCTGATGATATTTATTTAGCAGGTGATGATGATCAAGCTATATTTGCGTGGGCTGGAGCAGATGTAAATAGATTTATAAATGAACCCGCAAAAGAAACAGTATTAAAATATTCAAAAAGAATATCTAGAGCAGTACAAGAACAATCAATGGTACCTTTAACTAATATAGTTGGTTTAAGGAAGTTAAAACAATACTATCCAAGAGATTACGAGGGTATAAGTGAGAGAATAAATAATTTAGATCAAATAGATTTAACTCAAGGCAAATGGTTAATACAGACTAGAACAATTTCTAGATTAGTTAGAATGACAAAAGAATTAAGAAAAAGAAATTTATATTATGAAACTAATAAAGGCAAAAGTTTTAAAGTTAGAATATATAATGCATCTGTTAACTACAACTCATGGTGCAGAGGAACTGAATTGGATGAAAAAGAAATAAAAGATATTGTTGAATTTACCGGTCTTAAAAAAGAACAGTGGGACAAAAATATAGATTGGTTTGATGCATTTAAAAATGCTGAGTATAAAGAAAAAGAATACATAAAAAACTTATTAGATAATAATGAAAATTTAGATGAAGATGCACGTATACAAGTATCTACTATTCATGCAGCTAAAGGCGGAGAAGAAGATAATGTAATTCTTTGTTTAGATATGGGAGATAAAATAAAAAAAGCAATTAAAAAAAGTCAAGATAAACATGACGAAGAACATAGAGTTTGGTATGTGGGAAGTACACGCACCAGAAATAATTTATATAAATTAAAAGCTAGAATAAAAAGAAATGAATACAAGCATTTATAAGAATTTATATACTAACGTATATAAACCGAACGGGAGCGAGATGACCTTTACTGGTGACTGGCAGCATCAGGCTTTAACGAGCGAAGTTGGTTCGATTTTCTCGAACTCCCTGATTGGATATATCATCGTTAAACCAGCAACTGCCAAAACAAATACAGGAGAAAAATATGACAAATAAAAATATGTTTGATGATGCATTCCCACAAGATAAACAGATTGGCGGGAATCATTACAAAAACTTTCACATTCAACCTTATGAATTTATTTCTAAGAACGACCTTTCTTTTTTTCAAGGAAATGTTATTAAGTATGTGTGTCGTTATAAAAATAAAAATGGCATACAAGACTTAGAAAAAATAATTCATTATTGTGAATTAGAAATTAAAAAGATGAAAGACATAGGTAAAAAGAAATAATGTTAATACCAACTACAGAATGGGTAGCACCTACAGAGTTTCCTGATTTAAGGAAAGCAGATGAAATAGCAATTGACTTAGAAACCAGAGATCCAGATTTAAAGAAACTGGGTTCAGGATCCATAATAGGTAATGGTGAAGTGGTAGGTATAGCTGTCGCTGTAGATGGTTATAAAAATTATTTTCCAATAGCTCATGGTACAGGTCCAAATATGGACAGAGATAGAGTTTTAAGATGGTTTAAAGATGTTTGTGAATCACCTGCTACAAAAATATTTCATAATGCGATGTATGACGTGTGTTGGATTAGAAATTTAGGTATTAAAATCAATGGTTTAATTATAGATACTATGATTGCAGCATCCATTATTAATGAAAATAGATTTCATTATAGTTTGAATGCACTTTCTTGGGAATATTTAACTAAAGGTAAAAACGAAGCATTACTTAATCAAGCTGCAAAAGAAAGAGGACTTGATCCAAAAGCAGATATGTGGAAGATGCCTGCAAGTGAAGTAGGAGCATACGCAGAAGAAGACGCAGCTCTAACTTTAGAACTTTGGCATTTATTTAAAAAAATAATTATAGAAGATGATTTACAAAATATATTTAATCTCGAAACTGATCTTTTCCCTTGCCTAGTTGATATGCGTCACCTAGGGGTGCGGGTAGATATCGAAAAAGCAAATCAATTAAAAACAGCAATGGCAGTAAAAGAAGAAAACTTATTGCAACAAATAAAAATAGAAACAGGAGTAGATACTCAGATATGGGCAGCCAGATCAATCGCACAAGTTTTTGACAAACTGAAGCTACCTTATACCCGTACTGAAAAGACCGACTCTCCTTCATTTACTAAAAATTTTATTTCCTCTCATAATCATCCTGTAGTTCGTATGATAGCAGAAGCTAGAAAAATAAACAAGGTCAGTACGACATTTATTGATACTATATTAAAACATGAACATAATGGTAGGATTCATGCAGATATAAATCAAATACGTTCTGATGATGGCGGTACAGTAACTGGTAGATTTAGTTATTCAAATCCAAACTTACAGCAAATACCTGCAAGAGATCCAGACACAGGACCATTAATAAGAAGTTTATTTATACCTGAACAAGGTTGTACCTGGGGTACATTTGATTATTCACAACAAGAGCCGAGATTGGTTGCACATTATGCATTAAGATTTGGATATGATACAGCACAGGTAATTGCAAATTCATATGAAAATGATCCATCTACAGATTTTCATCAAATTGTTGCAGATATGGCAAACATTGAAAGAAAAGAAGCTAAAACAATTAACTTAGGTTTGTTTTATGGAATGGGTAAAGCCAAACTACAGAATGAATTAGGTGTATCAAAAGAAAAAGCAGATGAATTATTTGATCAGTATCATAAAAAAGTTCCTTTTGTAAAAGAATTAATGACTGGAGTAATGGAAGTTGCACAAGATAAAGGTAGAATAAAAACATTATTAGGAAGACGATGTAGGTTTCCTAAGTATGAACCAATATTAAGAGGTAGTAATTGGGGAACATTTGTACCTGCAGAAGATCATCAAAGAATGATGGAACTAAAAAAGATGGGCCCATATTTATTAAATGAAGATGGAAATGAAATTAAAGATAAAGATGGTAAACCTCAGACAAACTATTGGCATAATAATTCATTTCGTAGAGCCTTTACTTATAAAGCTTTGAATAAATTAATTCAAGGATCAGCTGCAGATATGACTAAAAAAGCTATGATTGATTTGTATAAAGAAGGTTTATTAGCACATATACAAATACATGATGAATTAGATTTTTCTATTGAATCAAAATCACAAGCTGATAAAATAAAAAACATAATGGAACATGCAGTAGAGTTAAAAGTTCCTAACAAGGTTGATTATGAATCAGGTCCTAACTGGGGCGAAATTAAATAATATGAGGAACTATGGCTTATTTAAATGCAAATATACCACCAATCTATTGCAAAGTAAGGAAGGAGTATCTTTATGATTTTAAAGAACATCATGGTGAAAGTGAGGAATGTGTGGTCTTCGGCATCGCTAGTCTTAGCGGGAAAGCGCTCTTATTTCACATCATGTTACCGAATGGTGCGATCTTTTATAGATTGCCTATCTCAGCGTTTTTTCAAAAACATTTTTCTAGAACCGAAGTGCCGGATATGTCAGTCGACACATTACAACTGTGGAACTGTTTTAGTTATTGGCCTAGTGTGCATTGCTTTGATTGGTTGGCTGGTATAAGCGGCAAATTTAAAGCAAAAGATAAAAAATTTTACTCAGGTCAATACTTATTTACGGTTGACTGGGCACATCCAGAGACTAATATATTAAACACGGAACATTCTGAAATTCCGCAAGAGCACAAGTGTGCACACATAATTGCTTTAGATAATGGCAACTATGCAGCGCAGCCAAACAATAGAATCATTTGGCATGTGAACAGTTACACCACCAATAAGACCTGGCCTGACTACAGGGTACAAAATACTGTGTGGGAAGTTGAAGGTCCGGACTGGGTAACAGAAGATTCTGACAAAATGTTTTATGAGGTAGAAAAAGATGGCTAGAAAATTTTGTATAATGTGTGGACATAGATGTCACTGCGTAGGTCAAGGTTATTACGTAAATGTAGATAAATGTGATACATGTACTTGTGAAAGATGTGAATGTGGATCTTTAATATTAGGTGCACCTGTTAAAAAATCTTGGTGGCAAAAGATTAAAGGGTGGTTATTCTAATGGAGTGTGCCAAGATGGACTATCGATTTACTGCAATATTAATTATTTTATTATGCCTTATGGCATTTTTTGGAGGACCCGTAAGATGAGAAAACAATGTAAACAATGTAAAGAAGCGTTTGATGCACAAGATCAATTTGATTTATTTTGCAGCAAAGAATGTAAGGAAGAAGCATTAGCGGAATTAGATTCTGATTCCGATGAGTGTTTATCATGTCAATAAAAATAAATGAGAACACCAGTATCGGTCTCCCGTTAAGGAACTTAATTGGTCTGATCGCAGCCATAATTGTCGGAGCATGGTTTGCTTTCGGTGTTATCGAAAGACTTAATAAACTAGAAACTAAAAATCAGTTGTTTGAAAAAGATTTATTAGAGGCTAGTGTTCAAAAACCCATCGATCAGGAGCAGTTCAT